AAATGCCATAGCTCAAAAGATCACAAGAGGAATACCAAAAAGAGATCTTACTGCTTCATCCCATGATGAAAAACTACTGAATAGGTAATATGCCCAATACATTGCAGTCATTTTTGCAAAAAATCCACCTACCTCTGCAAGTGTGTCCATAAAACTGTCAAACTCAGCTAACATTTCAGTTGCAAATTTTACAGTATCCTCATATATCTTCTCCCAATCCTGTTCAGATAACCACTTGAATAAAGCTGCAAGAGCTAGTAATCCTAAACCAGTAAGTAATAAATCAAACAAACCCTTTGCAGCTGATTTCAGCATATCGACTTGTTGTTTACCAAAGTCTTTTACCTTTGAGGCCGCACGTAATGCCTTTTTCTCTTGGGCTTCAATCCATCCTCTTTCCCAACTGAAATGGTCTAAAAGTTTAGTCCACCAACCCTTTTGTGAATTTATACTTTCTGTTTCAGTATCATTTCCATCTTCAATTGCTTCAACCAGTTTTTCTTGAGTTTCATTACCTTCTAACATCTCTCTCAAGAGTTCTGTATTTGCTTTTTGAAACTCATCTTTGGTAGGGCCTGTCTGTGCGTTTGCAATTTGAAGTTGCACAGCAATCAGATCAAGAGTAGATTGTTGTTGTTCTTGGAGTTCTTTACTCGCCTTTGGATAATCAGCCATGTGACCTTTGTTGTTCCTTAATCCTTTGATTCTCTTCTTTTATATGTTGAACTAATTTGTCCACATAGATATCCCTCTCCCACGGCAATAAATTTTCAATTTCAGTCAAACTCCACTTATGGTGTTGTACTAACGAAAAAACATAATCAAAATATCCTTCAAGACTCATGTGTGAGAGGGCTACTAGAAAAAAGAGTTCATACCCTCAAGAGTTAATGTTGATTTCTTTTTTGTTTTAGGGTTATATACTTCTACATCATGTTTCAATGTTGGCATTGTATTGAAAAAGTTTTGTATTTTTTCAAATTGTTGATGGTTTAAACTATCAAGAAATGCCATCTTTTCTTTGACTGTATAATCCATACAATCAAATACTTCTTCTCCTTGCCATATTTGATACATACAGCCGCAGATCATGTCAAACAATTGATCTGCCTGTGTATCTTTTCCCTTCTTGTTCAAGTTGCCAGCGAGTGACATCGTTGGGTATGTCATTAACAACCCAATTTCATTAGTCAGTTCTATTCTAGGATCATGATCCTCTGGCATCTGAACTACAACTTCTGTCAGGTCAACTTCAATGTCAACCAATGTCTCTTCATCATCTGGTGCTTTCACTCTCAGTTTTGCAACCTCTCCTACTGACTTGGCTCGTACATTCAAAAAGATGTACTCCAAATCAAACATAGGTATTCGATCAAAATCTAGATCTTCAGTTACACACTGTTTGATGATATTTCTGATTGCATTATAAATGGATTTATCATCTCCAGTTTCTTGTGCAATCAATAAAAGTTTTTCCTCTTTTACGAGGAAGGGCCGATATGTAACCTCTTGATCCGTTGAGGGAATATTGAGGGTATAAGTCGGTGTATTAATAATTGGTAAAGACATAATATTCTCACGTTAAATGTTAAAATTAACCAACCAGATTTGACAGATTGCTCAATGGTCCTGTTGTTACTGCTTGGTTCAATGCACCAGTTAAAGGTCCACCTATTTCTGGTGGTAGATCTTCCAAGAATGGGAATCCATCTTTTTCATTTCTGAATTCACCAACTGAAAGATTGACTTCACTACGATTTCCAAGTCCACCCATCTTGAACGGACTCCATTTAGTGTAGGCCCATGTTACGTCAAACGTGCCTATTTGATCAGTCGCATCATGCGAAAGATCTATAGCACCCACTACTTGGGGCCAACAATTAAAAACTTTTATGCCATAAGTTTGAGCAAACGTAACAGCCGGAACTTTTCCATCTGTCTCTGCATTTGCTTCTGGTGGATTTGGTACTCCTGTTAATTCGTTAAATTTTGCAGTTGCATTTTTTATCATTGATGATATATTCTCAGGAAATGACGGAGCATCATTACCACTTCTAGTTGATGGAGGTGGAACTGGAGATGACTGCATTGTTTTTCTTGATATCGTAGAACGAGTAAACACATTAAAACTAGATTGATACTCATCCATGTAGTTAAAGTTTCCTGTCATATCATTTATAATTAATTTTTGCCATGCATCAAAGAATCTTTTGATAGTCATGGTTGCATCACAATAAAATGTAGTAGTGATTGTACCATACTGAATACTTTGTGGAAATGGATATGGTTCACCATAGTGTCGATATAATCCTACGTTTATAGTTTTATCTGGAATTGAAACTTTACTACAATATAGATCCATCTTACGAACCATTCTCTCCCCGCCTCCTTCAGCTGTTCCAGAACCTTCAGATTCTCCTAAAAATTTACCTAACAAACCAACTTCTTTACTATATTCAAAGGGTCTGTATTTTGTTTTAGCGGTAGGATTAGCATCATCAAATAATCTTTGTAATTGTTCTTTAGTGGATCTCTGTAATTTGTGAGTTTGCCAATCTAGTGTTCCACCTTTTATTGTTTTACCAGATCCTAGTGTATTGGGAGGATCATAATCTGGACCTTTTGGTTGAATAATACCTTGAGGTACATTAAATTCAACCTTGAAATTGACGGGCATCATAAACCCTTCACCCATACCAACTACAGTACGAATTGCATCAATTTCTCCGCTTGGTCTTTTAGCCTTTGGTGGTGATTCTAGTACTCCAAGTTTTCTAAGAATACCTTGCCCTCTTTGTTTTGTAAGTCCAGCTCTTATATCAAACTTACCTACTTTTATTCCATCTCTGAATATTGCCATAGTTTCCTAATACTGTGATGCAGACCATCTCCATACTTGACTTGCAGGAGCTTTCTGAAATTTCTGTAGAGGTAATGCAGCTGCATAACTCCAATCCTCTGCACTAATGCCATAGAATCCCTTTCCTCTGACTTGACCAAACAAGTATCTCTTTATACAAGGAATCGCTGGTTTGAACTTAGTAATCACATTATATGATAATCTCATTCTAAAGTTTTCGTCCATATTACCACTAGAACCATGTGCCTTTATCAGTCTGATCATCAGATCTGCTCTAGCGGTTGGTGGTAGATAGTGAAGATTGATTCCGTAAAATCCACCTTTTGCATAGTTAAATGGAAAGATTAGTGGCCACATATCCCACCAAGGAAGTTTCTCTTTCCACTTTGCATCGTACTGAAACAGATACATCTTACCGATTACAGGTCTTTGTATGATACCTGTATTTCTATCGGTCAGTATCTCTCTTCTACCAGTTGCAGCTGGCATCGCAGCTCTCTGGGTTTTTCTTACAATTTTCTTAAACCAATCCATCGCCTTTCGGCCCTTGGCTTTCATACTGGAAAGAAAATCTGTTGCTACACTATCTGCCATAACTTAAATATTTATGAGGATTTATGTGGTCTTCCGTTAATATGATAAACTTCCAACCATGTCTATCACACACGTTTTCTGCGGCTTCCCACTTTGCTTGATTTCTTCCCCATTCTTTCATTTCTCTTATGTAACGTCCTTTTGATTTGGATTTCTTGGGAGGTCTGGTTTGGTACTTTGGTTTAATCTCAACCAGAAACTTGTCACCATTGTTGGTCTTTACGTAGAAGTCAGGAAAGTACCGATGTCTCTTACCATCGAGAGGTGAAACATAGGGTATCACTATCTCCTCTGAGCCCCACTCAGTAATATCTGGATTTGTGTCCAGATATACCATAAATTTTCTCTCCCACAATGAACGATATACAATACTATTCACATCACCCTTGTATTTTCGTTTATTGGTCGGTCGGTATTTCCCTTTATATGACATAAATACTTTTAGACATTCTATAGAAATACTTATCATGGCTATGAACTTTATAGCCCAGTCCATGCGTAGATTCGGACTGGCACCAGACAACAAAAAAGATCCACAAAGTGCAACTCCCACTGCCGCTACTAATACGGCAGATCCACTTTCTCATTTAAAAATAGGATCGAAGTGGGCGTATTCTACTCTTGAGTATCCACTTGATATACAGTCAAGATCAGATCTTGGGCACTACATGATGTTTTATATTAACGTACCAACTAATTCACCATCTGGTCAACAATCCAGAGCAGCCGCAGAACAACAACAATCCTTTAGGACAGAATTTGTAGGAAGTCCGATGGATCACATGAGGGGCACTGCTAAAAAAGTAACAAAACCAAATAACGCCATTGCTGGAATTCTAAATCAAACTGCATATTCTCAAAAAGCATCTG